TTTAACATGAACTTGTATAAAAAATATCCTAAACTTTTAAGCACACTTTTAAAATTAGGCAGAAAAGTGTCAAAAGAAGATTGGCCAATGATTGTTCAAGATATTAAGAAAAATACAGGCATTGATTTAACTTCACATATAAATGAAATATCTGCTAAGGATATTGGGGCAGGAGCATTAGCAGGACTAATGGCACTGACTCCTGTATCAAAAGCATTTGGTCAGGATGCAAACACTAATCCATTGCCTAACAAGCAGACATCCACTATGGTGCAAAAAGACGTTGGCGGCAAGCAAGACTTGTCAAAAATATCTGTGGATCAAGTTAAAAGTCAGATTGAAATCAAACTAGCCGATGGTAAAACAGTTCCAGTTAGTATGGATGATATACAAAAGGCAGGCAGCCTAGACAACTTTATTAAGGATAGTAAATCTAAAATAGCAAAGATTTATGCTGGTAATGGTCAGGATGTTCCAGACTGGTCTATGTATTACAAAGGCGAAAAAGTACGCGACGTTAAGTACGATCAAAAAGATCCCGCATATAAAAAAGGCACAATTTTTAAAGCCCATAAAAAGAATCTAGAAAACAGAGCAAAGTGGGAAAAAGCAGGTAAGCCACTAGATAAAAAGATTCTTAATGCTTATATTAAAGCGGCAAACGCAATGAAAGGTAAGTATGCTAGTTTAAAGTCTACGTTAAGATCATGGGGCCAGACCTTGAATGCCGGTGATAACTCTCCATATCGTGGAGAAATACCAGACTATAAGAATTACGAGTATGTAGATCAGGCACTGGACGCAATTGGACACCCTAGATGAGAGCCGCTGAGATTGTAATAGAAAACTTTGCTGATGGTAAGAAAAAAGGCAAAAGCAGACCAGGGCGTGTCAAAAGAGCAGGTGCAAGTTGTAAAGGAAGTGTAACTAAGTTACGTAAGCAAGCAAAAAATGCAAGTGGTGAAAAGGCTAAAATGTATCACTGGTGTGCAAATATGAAGAGCGGACGTAAAAAAGGCTAAATAGTAGTATGCATATAAGAGATATAACAGAATCAGCATTGTCTAAAGTTTTAAGACACATTCGTGATCTTGATGATCTCGAAAGAAGTATCCGTAAGTCAAAATCTATGGATAAAGAAACTGCCGCTGAGATCAATAAGAAACGTAAAGAGCTTATGCGAAAAAAAGCAGAGCTAGGCGAAACTGCAACAGCAGGTGCTACTAGTGCAGGAAATATTGCTACAGTTGCTAACCCAGTAATTGCTAAACATAAGCCTAAAAAGCGTGGACGTTATGGTGCACCACAAGCACCGCAAAAGAAAAACTCAGACGGCACAGCAAAAAATGCACTAGACGTAAATAATAATTTAATGGGCGGGAAGGCCATCAAGAGGTAAACAATGAAAAAGGTAAATGAAGATTTAGCAGATTTAGCAATGAGAGCAGAATCGGACCACGAAGTCCAAATGGCAAGAGCAGAGTTGTATAAGATTGCCAAATATGCTATTAAGTTACACGACATGCTAAAAGGTGTATCTGAGCGTGAAGGCTTAGATGGTTGGGTACAATCTAAAATTACTAAATCAGCAGATTACATTGGTTCTGTTTACCATCACTTAGATTACGAAATGAAATTCGAGTCAGTACAGTTAGGTGAGGCAGATAAAAAAGGTACAGTAACATCAGTAAAGGATGTAAAAGCACCAGTAGCAAAACCAAAGAAAAACGGCACTGTTAACAAAGTTTCAGATGCTCGTATGACGGCAAAGAAAAAGCCTGGTCTTGCTAAAGACAAGTATAAAGAAAGTATTGAAGATAAATTAAATCAAGCAGTTGCAAAGTTTGAAGCTCGTTACGACGATGGCGGAATAGGTGTAGTAGAAAAATTACTGCAAGGCCTTACTAAAGACTTTGTTATGGGCGACGACAAGGCAGCCCAACAAATGGTAGACATGCTTAACAGGTATAATGCACCATTGAACAAAGTTGCCGATATGCTTGAATTTAAAGCAAATCAACTTACTAAGAATACATTTAGTATTTTTGATAATCCATTAAAGAAAACACCAGCAGGCGATGCCGCTGATCGCATGACTACTCTAGCAGACTACATTAGATCAAAAGCTCGCGGACAAGAAGAACGTACTAGATCCGAAAGTGTAAAACACGAAGTATCAGAAAAGGCAAAATCAAAAGCTCAGCAGAAATTCATGGGAATGGTTCATGCCGCAAAGAAGGGCGAAAAGCCTGCATCTAAAGAAGTCGCTAAAGCCGCTAAAGGAATGTCTAAAAAAGACGCCAAAGATTATGCTTCAACCAAGCATAAAGGCTTACCTAATAAAGTTGCCAAAAAAGACTAGATTTTAGTTGACTTTGATCTAAATATATCATATAATATAATTTAATAATAACAGGAGGAACCTATGGGTGACCGCGTATACGGTGCTGACGAAAAAGCAAAACTAGAGAATCTCGTTCGAGAAGGTGTAACAGTACTACAAGAAGTAGAAGATTTACAGGCCGGTCTTAAAGATACAGTTAAGGCAATCGCTGAAGAAATGGATATTAAACCTAGTCTTATTAACAAAGCAATTAAGGTTGCTAAGAATAGAGATTGGGACCGGCATTATGATGAGTTTGACGACTTAGAAACACTTATCACTACACTCGGTTATGATAAGTGATAAACAAAATTAAAAACTTTTGGCTACACAGTTATCAAACTGATAGTGTAGCATTTGTATTTGAACTTATAAGTTTTGTGTTTACTGTAGGTGCTAGTTTAACACTTGCTCTTACAGCAGATGCTCCCGATATGCGTTATGTGTATCCAGGATTCTTTATAGGTTCTTGGACAGCAGTGTATGCTTACTATAGACGTAAACTTGCATGGCCGATGTTGCTAACAACATACTTTGGTTTTGTTAATGTATTTGGTTTTGGAGTAGCAATAGGTTGGTGGTAAATGGAAACGTTTAAGGATAAAAACATTATTCGACATCCAGCAGTTAGTACCATTTACATGGACTATCCTGCACCAATAAAACATACTGTACTACCACGTACAAAAGAACAAGATAAAAAAATTATCGATTACTTTTTAGATCTTAAGAAGCAAGGCACACAAGATAGGCTCAGCAACGTAACAGGATGGAAAAGCAGTTGGAAAAGTCACATAGAACATCCAGAAGTTTTAAGTGATCTAATTCGTCAAATTGCACAATTTCATGTTAGTTATTTTGCTAAACCAAGAAACGACGGTGAAGTACCAGATTTTATCAAAGAAGCAGAAAATTACGACATTGATGCAGAAGTCTGGTTTGCAGAATACTTAAAAGGCGACAGTGCAGACGAACATAATCATACATGGATTAGCAGAAGCAGTTTCGTTTACTATTTAGATGTTGAAGACAATGGTTCGCCTTTAACATTTGTACAAAAACACTGGCGTAATAATGGTGAGATTAATACAGTTAGAGAAATCGATTTAGACGTAAAAAGAGGCACATTGGTTATGTTTCCTAGTTTCGTAGATCACAAGGTTAGAGAAACCAGATCTAAGAGGTATGTAATAGCAGGCAACATAAATGATATTATACACATGGTGTAATTTCGCCCTAGGGGCATGTAGAAGGTTAAGTTGGCCATAAAGCAACGAAGGAGAAAAATTTGAGTTACGTAGACGCATTCTTTGACCGCGACCAAGATATTATTCGTGTTGTCGAGCGTAAAGATGGAAAAAGACATTTCCATGAATATCAAGCAAAATACACATTTTATTATGAAGATCCACGAGGCAAATACAAAAGCGTATATGGCGATCCGCTGACTCGTGTTGTTTGTAAAAACACAAAAGACTTTCGCAAAGAAGTTGCTATCAACAAAGGCAAAACTCTTTTTGAAAGTGACATCAATCCTATTTTCCAATGCTTATCAGAAAATTATCTCAACCAAGACTCGCCTAAACTAAACATTGCGTTTTGGGATATTGAGACGGACTTTGACCCAGAGCGTGGATTTGCTCCAGTTGAAGATCCGTTTATGCCAATTACTGCTATCACTGTATGTTTGCAGTGGTTAGACAGTGCGTTGATTACTCTTGCTGTTCCGCCCAAAGGATTGCCTATGGAAGAAGCACAAGCAATGTGTAAAGAGCGTTGGGGCGACGAGGTAATACTTTTTCCAAATGACGGTGAAGGCGAAAAGCAAATGTTGCTTACATTCCTTGACTTGATTGAAGATGCTGATGTACAAAGCGGTTGGAACTCAGAAGGTTATGATGTTCCGTACACTGTAAATAGAATTAAACGTGTACTCAGTACAGATGATACAAGACGTTTTTGTTTATGGGGCCAATTGCCTAAGAAACGTGAGTATGAAAAGTTTGGTAAAACTTCAGAAACATATGACTTTGTAGGTCGTGTGCATTTGGACAGTTTAGAATTATACCGCAAGTACACATACGAAGAACGCCATACATATCGATTAGATGCCATCGGCGAACTAGAAGTAGGTGAACGTAAAACAGTTTATGAAGGTACACTTGATCAGTTGTATAACAACGACTTTGAAACGTTCATTGAATATAACAGGCAAGACGTTGCACTACTAGACAAACTAGACAAGAAACTACGCTTTATTGATCTAAGCAATAGCATTGCACACGAGAACACTGTACTATTGCAAACAACAATGGGTGCTGTTGCAGTTACAGAGCAAGGCATTATTAACGAAGCACACAATAGAGATTTGCGTGTTCCTAATCGTGCAAAGCGTGACGACGAGAACACACAAGCCGCAGGTGCGTATGTTGCATTTCCTAAAAAAGGCTTGCACAAGTACATTGGCTCAATGGACTTGAACTCACTATATCCATCTGTGATTCGTGCGTTAAACATGGCACCGGAAACTATCGTAGGGCAAATCCGTCCTGAGATAACAGACGCTCGTATACACGAAGATATGACGCTGAAAAAGAAAAGTTTTGCAGGTAGTTGGGAAGGACGCTTTGGCACAGAAGAATACGAAGCAGTTATGGAGCAACGCAGAGACGTTGCACTGACTGTCGACTGGGAAGATGGACGTTCAGATGTGCTAAGTGGTGCAGAGATTTATCAACTGATTTTTGATAGTAATATGCCGTGGATGCTTAGTGCTAACGGCACAATCTTTACTACAGAATTTGAAGGTGTTATTCCAGGTATCCTAAAGCGTTGGTATGCAGAACGTAAAGAATTACAAAAGAAACTTAAAAAAGCAAAAGATGCTGGTCTTAAGGCTGAAATTGAATATTGGGATAAACGACAACTTGTTAAAAAAATTAATCTTAACTCTCTTTATGGTGCTATTCTTAATCCTGGCTGTAGGTTTTTCGATAAACGTATTGGTCAATCTACTACACTTACAGGAAGACAGATCGTTAAGCACATGAGTGCTGAAGTAAACAAAACTATTACAGGAGAATATGATCACGTAGGTAAAGCAGTTATTTACGGTGATACAGACTCTGTTTATTTTAGTGCGTATCCTGTTCTAAAAGATGATATTGAATCAGGTAATTTAGAATGGAATATTGACAAGTGTATTACACTTTACGATCAAGTATGTGAACAAGCAAATACTACATTTGCTGACTTTATGGCACGAGCATTTCATTGTCCAAAGACACGAAGTGAAGTAATTGCCGCTGGTCGTGAAATTGTAGCACAGTCAGGACTATACATTACCAAAAAGCGTTATGCGGCATTGGTAATTGACAACGAAGGTTTCCGCACAGACGTTGACGGTAAACCAGGCAAGGTCAAGGCTATGGGTCTAGACCTTAGACGCTCAGATACACCTGTATTCATGCAAGAATTCTTAAGTGAAGTATTGCTTATGGTGCTTACTGATAAAAGCGAAAAAGAAGTCTTAGAACGTATTACACAGTTCCGTAAAGACTTCCAAGAAATGCCAGGCTGGGAAAAAGGTTCGCCTAAACGTGCAAACAAGATTGGACACTATCAGCGTCTTGAGCAAAAGCAAGGCAAAGCAAATATGCCCGGACACGTTCGAGCAAGTATTAACTGGAATACACTAAAACGTATGAACGGTGACAAATACTCGCAAGAGATTGTAGATGGTATGAAAGTTATTGTTTGTAAACTAAAGGCAAATCCACTAGGCTATACAAGTGTTGCTTATCCAACAGACGAGCTACGTTTGCCAGAGTGGTTTAAAGAACTTCCGTTTGATGATGCGGCTATGGCAGAAACTATTATTGATAACAAGTTAGACAACTTGATTGGTGTGTTGAATTATGATTTAGAGGATACTAAACAGAACACAACATTCAATAGTTTGTTTGACTTTGGAGACTAATATGAATATAGAAGTAAAGGTTTTACTTGACACTGAGAAGAAACGAGACCTTGATATGATTGAAGAAGTATTATTTCAACTTCAAGATATTAAAGAATTGTTAGAAGTTAAGCAACAAAACCTAAATAAACGTACTACTAATAAACAAAAGGGGTGAAAAATGAAATACGGAGCATGGGACATTGGTGGCGAAGTTGTTAAAAAAGACGATCGCTATGTTGTTAAAGACAATACAGAACTAAACAATCTTGTTGTAAGCTCGACGGACTTATTTCCTCTTAAAGCAACTACTGGTCATAAACACGAAGGACAAGAAGAAGTCTATATCTTTATTGAAGGTAAAGGTATTATGCAGTTAGACGACGAAAAGTTTAATGTGTATAAAGGCGATACAGTTCTTATCCAAGATGGTGTATTTCATAGAGTAGAAGCATTAGAAGAAGGCTGTCGTTTTATTTGTGTTTTTGATGGCACAAGAGGTACTAAATGACTGTAGGTTTTACTTGTTCGGCATTTGATTTACTACACGCAGGACACGTACAAATGTTACGTGATGCTAAAGATCAATGTGATTATCTAATTTGTGGATTGCAAGTTGATCCTACACTAGATCGTCCCGAAAAGAACAAGCCAATACAGACTGTTGTAGAGCGTTATACTCAACTAAAAGCAGTTAGTTATGTAGATGAAATTATTCCGTATGTTACTGAAGGTGACTTAGAAGATATTCTTAGTATGTATAACATTGATGTACGTATACTAGGAGAAGAATACCGCGATAAAGATTTTACAGGTAAAGATATTTGTCGCAAACGTGATATCGATTTGTATTTTAACAAACGAGATCACAGATTTAGCTCAAGCGATTTAA